GAAATAGACCCTGCTAATATTCAATTACAAATTGAAGAGAAGCAGAAGATTAAAGGAAATAAAAATTTAAAGCCATTTGTAAAAAAAGGTGGTAGTGTATTATATACTCCAATATACGAAAAAAATAAATATGCTACTGGTGAAAAGCAATTAACACCAACAGAAAAAGCAAAAGTTAAACGAGAATATGGAGAAGGAAACCCTCAAATCCAAGAAATACAAAGGGAACCAATGGGAGATGACGATATTAAAAAGTATTTTCCAAAAGCCAAGATTCTTAAATATAGTGAATTATCACGATATACAGATATTACGCAACTATTACCTAAAAATAAATCATTCTTCTTTTTATTGTATGAAAGGGAGCCTAATGTAGGGCATTGGGTACTTGTATCACGCTATAAAGATAATGGTATAGATACTATTGAGTTTTTCTGTTCTTATGGTTCAAAAATTGACGGACCGCTTACTTGGACCCCAATAGGCATGAGGGTTCAATTAGGCGAAGATAAACCATATTTAAGTATGCTATTAGATAAATCCAAATTTAGAGTAATATATAATCCCGTTCAATATCAATCAAAGAGATCAAATATAGCAACTTGTGGAGCATATAATGTTTTAAGGGCGAGTGAATTAGTTAAACACGATACAACATTAGAAGAATTTACGGAAATGTTGGAAGAAGTTAAAAAAGCCACTGGTTTAAGTTATGACGAATTAGTTTCAAATCTTGTTAAACTACGATAAAAATAATCTAAAAATATTTTCTAATATAAGTATATAATATGGAAAATAAAATTTGGGAATATGAATCTAATGAAAATGATAATTTAAGTAAGTTAGTTGAAAAAGACAAATCTATTGTTATGACTAATCCTGAAATGGCAAAATATTTAATTGGTTTAGTAAATAATCAAAATGGTGATACATGGTTGGAACCTTGTGCTGGTGATAAAGCATTTTATAATAACTTTCCACCTAATGTAACCAAAAAATACTGTGAAATTAATGAAGGTAAAGATTTTTTTGAATTTAATGAAGAAGTAGATATTATAATATCAAATCCGCCATTTGTACCTCGTAAATTATTTTGGGATTTTATGGTTCATAGTATGACAATCACCCGTAAAAAAATATACTGGTTAATAAATATATCTTCATTAAATGTTTTTACACCTAAAAGATTAAATGAAATGAAAGAAAAAAGTTGGTATATAAACAGTATACATATAGTAAGTGATAAAAGATGGTTCGGTAGATATTCATTTATTGAAATAGGTAAAGTAGATAATAATTTTTTTAAATGGTCTAATAAGGGATTTTAAATTATTTTCTAATATAAGTTATATAATGCCACGACCTCTTCCTCGTCCTCCTATTAAATCTGTCATTGATTTAGGTAAAAAGATATTACCTGTGATATGTCCTCGTCCTAATGTGTCTTTGTCTCTACCTCCAAAGATTACTTTTTCTTGTAATTAAATAGTTTTATTAATTATTATTCTAATTAATAAAATGATTTTTAGATATATATAAAATTTTAGTGGGTCAAAAATAAATTTAGTGAGGCAAAAAACCAAAGTTAAGCAAAAAAGGAAAATAGGGGGTGTTTATAGGAGACTTTGGTTTTAACCCTCACTAAAATCAATTCTGCCCCACTAAAAATTATAATATCATTTTAATATATATAATGAAATTGTTTTTATTTCTGTCCTCTCTTTTGTTTGTGTCTTTCTGTGAAAGTATCCCTATAACTAATGTATCGGCTCCTATTCCTGTAAGTAGTAAAAAGGTTGAAGTCTTTATAGACCAGATCGGTAAATCCTTGACAGTAGAACATGAAAATGCTTTAAATTTAGTTAAAAGCCAACAATCAATATCACTATTGAAAAAACAGAAATTAGATATTCTAACCAATGAATTTAATACATTAAGCCAAAGATTAACCAATATTACAGAAACTTATACACAGTATAAGAAACAACGAAATTCAGCATTAAATGATTATGAATTATTTATGGTGAACTTTAAGAAAGTTGAAAATCTAATTAATAAGAATAAAATTGATTATGAAACAGAAATGAATTTTTTAATTGAGATAAAAGCATATATTAAAAAGGTCAAAAATTCTAATTGTATTATTAAGTAGTTAAAAATAATATATGATATATAATATATATGTTCTATTATATACCAGCATGGATTAAATGGTGGAATGAAACCAAAGAAAAAGAAGCAAAAGAAGAAGAAGATAAAACGCTCCCATTTGGTATTTCATAACTACCAATTAATTTTTAAAGCAAGATTATTAGGTGATTTTGGATTAGTCCGCCAATCACCCTTTATTTTTGAGTGCGATTTTTGAAATGTATTTTGTTTTTGTTCGGCATAACCCTTTTCAACTGCTCCCCTATCTTCTAAAATAGACCAAATAATAAAATCACCATAACCAGCCCTTCCAAAATTTACACCGTCATAATTTAATTTATATACTTTATTTTTACTAATTGTGAGTAGTTCAGGATTATAACCAGATTTTTTAGCCCGTTCCTTTGCTATTGATAAATATTGAGAAACAGGTATTTTTAATTCTTTCAGTTGTTTTATAAACATTTTATATATTAATATATATATATAAAATGATTACTGAAATACAATATAACAATGATTTAGAATTACTACTCAAAGAACAAGCAGAACAAGCAGAATCATATAGTATTTTACATAGCCTGTCATATGATAAATACCAGTTTAGAAGTAATATAATCAATATTCCCGTTATAGTATTATCAAGTGTAATAGGATTACTTACAGGAATGAATATTCAAAATGACGATATGTTTATTATACTATCTACGGGTTCTATTTTTGTATCAGTTATTAAGTCTATTGATTCTTATTTTCAATTACAAAAGAGAGCAGAGGGACATAGAATTTGTGGTTTAACCTTTTCCCAAATATCAAAAAAAATACAGATAGAACTATCACTTTCAAGAGAACAACGACAAAATCCCAAAGATATGCTCTCATTAATTAAAACAGATTTAAAAAATTTGTTTGATATAGCCCCAATTATTGATACTGATATAATTGATAAGTATAATAGTATATATAAAAATGAAACGGGCGTTAGTAAGCCACCAATAACTAATGGCTTAACTCATGTAAAAATTAATATACCTATTGAAGATATTAAATTAAAAGAAACAGCAATAAAAGATGTATTAAAAGGAGGAAATGGTGAATTTTATATTATGGATCCAGTAAAACAAGAACAACCTAAACAGTATGGTATGGGTTGGAAAATGCCAAAAGAAGAAGAAGAAGCGGTTGAAATGTAATTAATCATCTTCACCAACAAACCATAAATTTCTTTCAGTCATAGCAATTTGTGGATAATTTTTAAAAATACAACACCAGCGGGATTTCATACCTTTTATAACTTGTATATCTTCTTTTGTTAATCCTACATAATCAGTCAATAAATAATTAATACCTCTAACACTTCCAGAATGTGGAAAGTATACAATGGCATGGGCTTCATTTAAAACTCGTCTTGTTTCATTTTTAGCCGTTGGTAAATGATTCGTATTTACGCATGAAGTTTTTGTATGTCTTCCAGTCTCTAAAATAGCATTTAATATTTTATAGACTGCCTCTCTTAATTTCTTATCACTAATGACATCTATATCGTCAAAGATTACCAAACTATTCTTAAAATCGTCAATTGTTAGGGGATCTTCAATTAAATTTTTATCAACCTTAACCCGTTTAATACCTAATTTATCTAATGTTTCATCTTCTTTCAATGCTGAAAATACATATATTTCATTCTTTTTGTAAGTCTTTTTATACTCTTTTATGTAACCTGCTGTAAAAGTAGTTTTTCCAGAACCCGAAGCCCCAGTTATATATATAATATCACGCTCTTTATTGTAATCAGGTATAATTTGAAATTTGCTTTCTTGTGGTAATCTAATTATAGGAAATGTATTTTTATTAACATCTCCTTTTTGTGCTACACTTATAATGGTTCCATTAAGTTTTCCATCTATAACTTTACATAATGGTCTACCTTCTTTAACTAAATTAAATTCATTCATAATAGATATATAATTAGATTAGATTATTTTTATAGTAAAACAGATTTATGAGATTTTAACCATTCTTTTGTTAAATTACTTATTATTTTATCAACCTCTTTTATTGCTATATCAATTTCTTTCTCTGTTGTTAATGGTAATTCAATATCATTACTAATATCTTGAAGATTTACTTTAACTTTCTTCTCAATATCATCT